TTCAAATATAAATTAGGTCAGGCCGTACAAGTTATTATCAGCGGTGAAAAAGGGCATATCAAAGCCCGTGCTGAATATATTCATAGTGCTAGCCAGTATTTGATCCACTATCAGGCAGCAGATGGCCGTGCAAGAGATGCCTGGTTTGATGAGTATGAGCTTTCACACGCTGATTAAAGAGTGACTAATTCAGAGCATTCTGCTAATAGAGTGCTCGGTAGTAGTGATTCAATCCGGCGTGGTATTTAAAATGCCGGGGATTTATCAGACTGAAAAGTAGAAAGTTCTGATTACAACTGTTTCCAAGATGGAAAGAGTTCAACATGGTCGCTAAGCGGCCTTTTTTATTTAAGGGAAAGAGATGGCACAAAAGAAAGTCACGCTCACAGATGAGCAGAAGATTCTTTTCGATGCCTTAACTCCATTACAGCAGAAATTTGTCACTCACATTCTTAAGGGTAAGAACTTAACAGATGCTTACAGGCTGTCAGGGGGAAAGGCTAAAGGAGAATCAGCGCATACCCAAGCAAGTAGAATGATGAGTTTTGATAAGGTCAAAGCCTTTCTCGACGCAATGAACAAAGAAGCCGTTTCTGATGCCGTTATGAGCCGTCAGGAAGCCTTGGAACGACTGTCAGCAATGGGCCGAGTCTCTATATACGATATTGCTGAATTCCGTAACAGTCAGATAGGCGAGGATGAAGAAGGTAAACCAGTCTTTCAAGCTTCATGGCAATTCAAAGACTCAGCCCTACAAGACCCAATGTATCTCAGCGCAATCTCAGAACTGACGGCGGGTAAAGACGGCATCAAGTTAAAGCTTCATGATCCCAAGGCAGCCATTAAACAGTTGTCTGAACTGATGGGTTGGGAAGCGCCGAAGAAAACGGAAATTACGGGTGCTGGTGGCGGTCCGATACAAATTGACTTAACCGATGAGCAACTTGATGAAAGGCTAAAGGAGTTCGGATATGGCCGCCGCTCAAACAAGCTCAATGAGAAACTTACAGACTCTTGAAGCTTATCGACGAAGGGCTATAGAGAAAGCCCGATCATCTCTGATGGATTTCACGCTCTATACAAATGCTCAGTACGAAACAGGCTGGTTTAATGAGTTACTTTGTTTAGAACTCGATCAGTTTCTGAGTGATGTCGAGAACGGCAAGATGCCGAGACTGATGATATTTGCGCCCCCGCGTTCGGGGAAGAGCGAATTGGCATCTCGTCGGCTTCCGGCTTACGGATTAGGTAAGCATCCGAACTGGCACATTATTTCGTGTTCATACTCTTCTGATCTGGCTAATCGCATGTCACGCGACACGCAGCGCATTATCGATACAGAAAAATATCAAGATGTATTTCCGAACACGCGGCTCAATGGAACGAACATCAGAACACTGGCGGGCGGGGCAATTCGTACTGCGGAATTATGGGAAGTACTTGACGCTAAAGGTCAATTGCACGGCGGCTCTTATCGTGCTGCGGGTGTAAATGGTGGTATCACCGGGCAAGGGATGAATATCGGTATCATTGATGACCCGGCAAAGGACTACAAAACAGCTTCATCACCCGTTTATCAAGAAGCGGTCATGGACTGGTATGACACAACGTTCTTTACCCGAGCAGATCCGAAATTAAATGGCATCGTGATTATTCTTACACGCTGGCATCAGAATGACTTAGCAGGGCAACTTCTTAAACTGGCAGAGGAAGGCGGCGAAAAGTGGCGTGTGGTCAGCTTTCCAATGGAAGCAGAGAAGGAAGAGATCCACGTCCTGAACGGCAAAACGTACCGCTTGAGGAAGCCGGGTGAAATCCTGTTCCCTGAACGTATGCCACAGGATTTCGTCGATAAATGTAAACAGCGTGGCTCGCTTGTCTGGAATGCTTTGTATCAGCAACGTCCAACGGCAAAAGGCGGCGGCTTAATCAAATCAGAGTGGTTTAAAGAGTATACTGTCTTACCGCCGATAAGCTGGAGCACAGTTTATGGCGATACAGCACAAAAAATCAAAGAAGCCAATGATTTCTCCGTTTTTGAGCTGTGGGGCTTGGGTGAAGACGGCAAGATGTACCTGATTGACATGATCCGTGGTAAGTGGGAATCGAAAGAGCTTAAGCGTCGTGCAGTCGCTTTTTGGACAAAATGTAAGGCGAGAAAAGATTGCGGTTCTTTGATTTCGATGAAGATAGAAGATAAAGCCTCTGGCACCGGGCTGATTCAGGAAATCCAGACAGAGGCCCTATGCCCTGTCATACCCATTCAGCGAGATAAGGACAAATTCACACGGTTGATGGATGTTCAAGGCTATATCGAATCGGGTTACGTTTATTTACCCGCGGAGGCTGAGTGGATAAATGATTTTCTCGCTGAGATGGAATCTATCACTCCCGATTTCAACACGCATGATGACCAGTTAGATCCGATGATGGATGCCATTTCCGATATGAAATCTGGTGATTTAGGTGTGTGGGAAGTTTTAGGACGATAACACTAGAAAATAACGGTTTCATATCAAAATCACTCCGAAATGATTTTTGTGTTTTTATTAACAATTTAGTAACAAATAAAAGTGCCTGATTTGACAACAAAGATTGAGGGTTTTATCCGTTTTGGCGACAAATTTAAGTGAACCTCAAACCCTCAGTTCGCTTAAGAGCCATTATGTTAAATAGAGCCGAATTTTAACAAATTTCAGTGAGGAAGCTATGACCCGTAAAAACCGCCGAAGCGGTGCAAAAAAGCCCGTTAGGACTGCTGATGGGTACAACAACTTTACTGCAAAACTGGGTAGCTATACATCGAACATTCAAACCGGTGGTACCTACATACCTGGCTACATCTCGCGCAACCGAGTTCAAATTGAGTTTGGCTATCGCAGTTCCTTCTTGATTGGCGCGGGCGTGGATGCGATGGCTGATGATATGACACGTAAAGGCATATCAATTAGTTCAAGGATGAAGCCAGATGCAAAAGGAAAACTGGAGACGTTTTGGGAAGATATCGGGATTTGGGACGAACTCAATAACACGTTGAAATGGTCTCGTTTGTACGGTGGTGCACTGCTTGTGGTGTTGATTGACGGACAAGACCCGTCAACGCCTCTCAACCTTGAGACGATTGGTGAGGGGCAGTTCAAGGGCACACTGTGTCTTGACCGGTGGATGGTCAAACCGACAGACAGTGACTTGGTAAAAGAGTACGGCCCACACTTCGGAAAACCTAAGTTCTATAATGTGGTAATTAATCAACAGGGAATTCCACCCTGGAAGATTCACCATTCCCGTGTCATTCGAATGGAAGGCGACACGTTGCCATTTCAGCAAGCTTTGACCGAGAACGGCTGGGGGATGTCAGTGGTAGAGCGCATTTTTGAGCGAGTTCAAGCGTTCGATACTGCAACGGTAGGTACGACTCAACTCATTCACAAAGCGCACTTGCGGACGTATAGCATTGATGGTTTAAGGAAAATATTAGCTACAGGCGAAGGAAGTCCCGTATATGCCGCACTGATGAAGCACATGGACATGATCCGCGAGTTTCAGACTATAGAGGGTATGACGATGATGGACGCGTCGGACACTTTCCAGACGCATAGCTACTCGTTTGCCGGTATTGCTGATGTTATCCTACGGTTCGCCGAACAAGTGTCTGGGGCGACGGGTATCCCATTAGTTCGCTTATTTGGTCAATCGCCGTCTGGTTTCAGTACGGGCGACGGTGACTTAGAAAACTATTACAGCCGGGTTAACACGCTTCAAGAAAGACGTCTCCGCAGGCCGTTGAGATGGTTGCTTGATATCTCGCATCGATCACTATTCGGCGAGCCACTTCCTAGCGATTTCACTTTCGAATTCAATAAATTATGGGAAATGTCAGACACAGACAGAGCAACGATGGCAAACAATGTTGCTTCCGCTATCGGTACATTAGTAGATCGTCAAATTCTGCCAATCCATGCAGCTATGACAGATTTACGTAACATGGCTGACATCATCGGTATTGGGGGTTCAATCACAGATGAAGACATTGAAAGCGCAAAAGCGCTCTGGGAGGAGTCTGAATCTGAGACCAGCCCTCCGCCGACGTTCGGAAATTCAGTACAACAAAAGCCTACAGGCGATAGTCAGCCAAATAAATCAGATCATCACTGGCTCTTACGATGGTTCGCAAGCTAGCGCGGATGCCGTCTCTGGTCATCTTATCGACTACTCGCATGTTCTTGACGATTGGATTACTTCCGTCGCGCATAAAATGTTCATGCAGGTTGAAGGTGAAGAGTGGCGTCAGTGGCGTTCTGTGTCGCAAGAGATTTCAGAGGGTTTGCGTAATGTGGTTGGAAATACCCCGATAGGTCAGGTCACTCAAGATATCGTGTATCGGCAAATCCAACTGATGAAATCACTACCGCTCGAAGCCGCCGAACGTGTTAAAGAGATTCAGGATAGAGCAATACAGGCGGTTATCAATGGCGAACGGCCAGATGAGCTTTATCAAATGATTATGGAATCAGGGAATGTTGCTGCTGGCCGTGCGCGAATGATAGCGCGTACTGAGATTGGCAGAGCGACAACGGCCCTTACGCAAGCCCGAGCACTGTCTGTAGGTTCTGAGGGTTACTGGTGGCGTATCGAAGGTGCAGGAACGCGACCATCACATAAGAAGATGAAAGATAAATTCGTGCGCTGGGAAGATCCCCCCACGCTTGACGGAATGACCGGCCATGCGGGATGTCTACCCAATTGCAAATGCTGGCCGGAAGTTCACATTCCACCGCCAAGGAGTTAGAATTAAAATCAGGGTGCCGTTAGGATAATGGTAGTCTCGGGACAGGGTTAGCAGCCTTCGGGTCATAAACGTTAAATGCTATGCGGCCTACTGTACGGGTTCGATTCCCGTGCGGCACCACCATCAATTACATCAACTCAACTCAGCCTCAGCGCTGAGTTTTTTAATGCCTGAAATTAGCAGGTAACTCATGAAATATTTTTTTACGACGAAGCTTGGAGAAACGCGCTATCTACAAGCAGATGGCTCTTTGCTGTGCAAGGATGTACCGATAGCTCGTACGGGCACTCAAACTTACCTGCCCGAAGAAATAGACCTCAAGCCCGATGTTAGCGGCTTGGTGACGGTTTATCGCACCGAAGATGAGGTTTTTTCAGATGAAACAATGGCTTCATTCGAGGGTGTGGTAGTCACATTGGACCATCCCGAAGACGAGAACGGGGATATTGTTTTTGTCAATCCCTTAAACTTTTCTGAACTGGCTTACGGACATATCCAAAACGTGCGTCGTGGTACCGGCGATAAGTCGGATTTGCTGATCGCTGACGTGCTTGTTAAGCGTCAAGAAGCCATCGATGCAATAAACGCGGGGATGACAGATGTCAGTTGCGGCTACGACGCGCAATACAAGCAGATAGCGCCCGGTAAGGGCAAACAATATCAGATTACAGGAAACCATCTCGCCATTGTCAAAAAAGGCCGGGCTGGTGGTCGCTGTGCCATCGGGGATTCAGCCCCATTCAAATTCAAGAAGGAGAAGCCGGTTATGTCATGGCTTAAAAATTTGGCGAAAGCCGTTAAAACGAAAGATGTCGACGCGTTAGATAAACTCATCGATGAAGCGCCGGAACTTCCCTCTGACGGAATGACCTCTATTCCGGGCGCGACAATCAACATCAATGTACCCTCTCAGGCAACAGCATTACCGCCTGCGGAGCGTACTACGGTTGATGACACGCCCGACAACCCTGAAAAAAAGACAGAGGATAACGATGTACCAGAGTGGGCGAAAAAAATTCATGGATTCGATATCAACGCGTTTAGATACGCTGGAAGGAAAAACTGCGGACAGTAACCCTGATGACGAAGAGGAAGACGCTAAAGTAACAGGTGATGCTGCCTATCGCCGCAATATTATCGCTGACGCGGAGATTATTTGTCCGGGATTCAAGCCTACAGGGGATAAGTCCCTCAAAAGACAAGTGCTGAATCATGCCATGCGTACTGGCGATAGCCTGAAATCATTCGGCATCAGTGATTTTTCCAAGACCCCAAAGGCAACTGTTGATGCTGTATTTAACGCCGCAGTAGAAATTAACCGGCAAAAGAACCGACTCAATCCCACCGCTTTTCAAACTGTTGATGCTGCTAGTTCGGCAGTGGGATCAAAGCACTCTACACCGGCACAACTGAATGAGTTGTACGCCAACATCTGGAAACGTAACAAATAAGGTAAATACAATGGGTGGAATTTCTTATCTTGACCGGATGCCGCTGGGCATTCCGGGTTCTGTAACTCGTCCCCGTGACCTGACTATTCAGCCTGAAACCTTCGATCCCAAGAAAATTTTTAGCGGGTATGGGCTGGTGGGGAAATATTCGAACGGAAAATTTGTCCCGCTTGAGGACGGCGATACCGTGGACAAAGTGAAAGGTATTCTCGTTCGCCCCTATCCTATCCAGTCGCAAACAGATCTGGCTTATCTCGGGATTAAAGTCGGGTCCGCTGCTGACAATCTGAAGCGGGGTTATATCTGCGTATCGGTGGGGGCATCCGCTGCAACAGCCGGTAAAGGTAATCCGGTTTATGTGCGCGTCGCCGGGGCTACAGCCGATAGCCCGCTAGGGTCATTTGTGCTGACACCAGATGCCACAGCGAAAAATACACCGGCGTTGCCGGGTGCCGAAGTGATGGGGCCGGGCGACGCTAACGGCAACATTGAAATCGCATACAACATTTAAGGAATGATGAATGTTTACTATTGACAGAGCAACAGTGGATTCAACTGGCGCGTTTCTTATCGGTGAGCTGGAACGCAGGGACCAGACGCTGAACATGCCGCTTGTGTCAGTCAAGTGGTCGCGTGACATGCCGCTTCGTACTGACGTTTCTATTGCTGATGAAGTGTCTTCATACACCAATACCTCACTTGCGGCGGCTGGTGGTTCAAACCCTAATGGCAAGAACTGGGTCAGCAAAACCTCAACGGCTAATGCTGGGCCAAGCCTCAATATTGAACGTACAGCTCAAGCATTGGAGCTATGGGGAATGGAAGTTGGCTATACTGTAACCGAGTTAGCTTCGGCTATGCAAGTCGGGCGCCCTATTGACAGCCAGAAGTATGACGCGATGAAGCTGAAATACAACATGGACGTTGATGAGCAGGTCTACATTGGAGATACGGAAAAAGGGATGTGCGGGTTATTAAATATCCCGCAAGTTATCCCGCGTGCAGCAGCGGCTCCGTGGACGGCTGCGACAGACCCGGACGTTATCGTTCAGGACTTTAATATCCTTCTTACTGACGCGTGGATATCTTCTGGCTACGCGATTTGTCCGGGTAAAGTTGGTCTGGCACCTGAGTTATTCGGGTTGTTGTCGAGCAAGAAAGTATCCTCTGCCGGGAATATTTCCGTATTGGAATATGTGAAGATCAACTGTATCACATTCCAAGAGAACGGTGAGCCACTAGAGATTGTTTCAATGAAATGGGCCTCTAAGCGCGGTGCGCGGGGTGCGCACAGGATGATCGCCTATACACAAGAAGAGCAATATATCCGCTTCCCGCTGGTACCCCTGTTGAATACACCGCTGGAATATCGCGGCTTGTGGCAACTGACAACTTATTATGGTCGTTTGGGGCAAGTTGAAACGCCGTATGCGAATACCATTGCTTACTTGGATGTTCCTGTTCAGTGATAAAGGGTGATGAAAATGAAATATCTCGTTTCATGTAAAGCCATCTTGTGTTTTGAGGATGGACGCGCCGTCACGCTTGATCCCGGTATCCACGAATATACGGATGATGTCGCAGGACATTGGGCCTTTCCTTTTTATGCTCAGGCGTTAGACAATCCTGTTGAGGAGCATGACGACAAAAAGGAGAGGGCTGGCAATGGCAAAAAACAGTCTTCTTCCGACAGTTGATCAATTCCGTACAGACTTCCCAGAATTTTCCGATGAAACTTTCTACCCCAACGCAGCAATCAATTTCTATCTCAGCCAGGCAGATAATCTGCTTGACCAAAACGTACACGGTGATCAGTTCGTCTATCTGGCTGAACTCTTCACTGCGCATTACGTCGAGTTGAGGGGAAAGACTATTGCGGGTACCTCTATCAGCGGCAAAGTAAATACTGCGGGTGGCGGCGTATTGACGTCGAAATCCGTAGACAAAGTTTCAATGAGTTACGACACGTCAGGGATTATCAACCCCGATGCTGGCTTTTGGAATAACACCGCCTATGGACGCGAGTTCTTCTGGTGGTGGTCCATGTTTGGCGCGGGCGGGAGGCAACTGTTATGAAAAGCGGTCTGACAATCAAAGCTGACAATGCGGCTGCAATACTGGAATCCCTCAAAAAGCTGTCAGGTATGGATGTGCTGGTGGGTATCCCGGCTGAAAATGCTACGCGTGAAGAAGGGGAAGCGCTGAACAACGCAGAAATCGGCTATCTGCAATCTACCGGGGCAACAGTGGAACTGGATGGCGAAACTGTCACTCTCCACCCCCGACCTTTCCTTGAGATCGGTATTGATGACACCAAGGACCGCACAGCCTTGTATTTAAAAGCGGCGGCAGAGTTTGCACTGGAAGGAAAGCAAGATGCCGCCATTCGTGAACTGGAACGGGCAGGTCAAATCGCGCGTGATGGCGCAAAGAAGGTCATTGGTGACGGCGATCGACTGACGCCAATTGCTGACGCAACGAAAGAGGCTCGGCGCAGGCAAGGGATACCGGGCGACAAACCGCTTTACGCTCACGGCTACTTGCTGCGCTCTATCAACTATGTTGTGAGGAATAAAAATGCCGTTTCTTGATGTCACTGAGGTTTTATTTGATCCCGACTTCTGCGATACGACACTGAAATATACCCGGCGCAAAGTCATTGTCGATGATGATGGGTTTGCGACTTCGGAAAAAACCACAAAAGGTTTTGCCGGAGTGGTGACCGTTGATAGCTCTCTTGAAGCCCAGATGAGAATAGCCGGGCAAGTCGTCAGCGGTAATATTTTGATTATCACAACAGAACGGCTGATATCTGGGGAAACCGATAAAACGGGCGATGTTGTGACGTATCAGAACCGGGATTACTTAGTTAAATCTGTTGATCCGTATACGGCTTATGGCGCCGGTTTTGTTCAAGCACATTGTGAGCTATTGCCCTTTGATGGAGGAACACCCGTTGAGTGACAGCACCCAACCCGGCTGGCTCACACCGGTGTCAGCCCCGGACTATGATCGTGAAGTTGAAAGAAAGCTGTCACGCTGGATAAGTTCAGTAAGTGGCTTGACGGGGAAAATGATGTTCCCAAAATGGCAACCTAATGATGAAACGCGAGTTTTTCCTAGTCACGATACTAACTGGTGTGCGTTCGGGATTTCATCGATAGTTTCAGATGATACGCCCGCTTTCGTTAATCAAACTGATGAAAGTACCGAATTATGGCGACATGAGAAAATCGAATGTCTTATCTCATTTTATGGCCCTGCCGGTCAACATCATTGCACGCAATTTCGTGACGGGATCACGCTCAGTCAGAACAATGCCGAGTTAAATCAGGTCGGTCTTTCGCTCAGTAACTACGGCCGTATTTTTTCAGCGCCCGAACTTATTAATAACCAGTGGGTGCGTCGTTATGACATGACAGTCACCTTGCGGCGAAAAGTCGAGCGTGAATACGGTGTTAAATCGCTGGTGGACGCGCCTGTCAAATTCTTTGGAGATTAAATTATGCAGGGATTACCTGTTTCAAATATCGTCAATGTGACGATAAACATGGCCCCGCGTGCCGCGCAATCCCGGAACTTCGGCTCACTACTGATTGTGGGCGCAAGCAATGTGATTGATACCCATGAGCGGTTACGCCTGTATTCTGATATCGATGGTGTCGGCGCTGATTTTGGACTGACTTCACCAGAGTATCAGGCCGCGGCGCTTTATTATTCCCAGTCGCCACGCCCGGTTGATTTATATATTGGTCGGTGGGTGAAAGATCAATCGTTTGCCGCCTTAAGGGGCGCGATACTGACGAAGCAACAACAAGCTATCAGCAACTTTACGGCTATCACGGATGGTTCTTTCAAGTTAACGATTAACGGCAAAGAAGCGGTGTATAGCGGCATCGATTTCAGTAAAGAGACGAATCTGAATGGTGTGGCCCAACGGGTAGCGGAAAAGCTGAAAGATTGCGTAGTGACTTGGGATACATCCCGTTTCGTCATTTCATTGCAAGCATCGGGCACAGTGGGTTATGTCTCATCAGCAACGACAGGAACGTATATTGGCAACCTGTTAAAACTGAATCAGGGATCGGGCGCTATGGCTATCGAACCCGCCAAAGCAGAAACCATTGCCGAGGCAGTGGCGACACTGGGATCGGTGTCTAGTGGCTGGTATGGGTTGGTTATCGCTGATGACTCGCTGACGGATGATGACGTTCTCTCTGTTGCCGACTACATCGAATCCGCATCGGTATCCCGTATCTACGGACATACAGTGCAGAAAACAGATGCATCGGATACTGATGTTGATACCGATATTGGCTCAAGACTGAAAGCGGGCAACTATCAGCGCACGCTCTGGCAATATTCAACCGGTAAACCCTATACCGTGGCTTCGCTGTTTGGGCGGATGTTTACGGTCAATTTCAACGGTAATAACACCACTATAACCCTGAAATTCAAACAGGAACCGGCTGTAACCGCTGAACGCCTCACAACAACCCAGGCTAACGCCTTGAAGAAGAAAAACGGCAACGTGTTTGTTAAATACAACAACGACACGGCCATTATTCAAGAAGGGGTGATGGCGAACGGGGATTTCATTGATGAGCGCCACGGTCTGGACTGGTTACAGAACTACGTTCAGAACAACCTTTATAACCTGCTTTACACCAGCACTGGCAAGATCCCGCAGACCGATGCCGGTGTGACGCGCTTACTCACCAATGTTGAGCAGTCACTTGATCAGGCTGTTACTAACGGGCTGGTGGCCCCCGGTGTCTGGAACGGTGGACAGATTGGACAAATTCAGCCTGGTGACACGCTGACTAAAGGGTATTACGTCTATGCCCCGGCCATTGCGACACAGGCACAGGCTGACCGGGAAGCCCGCAAAGCGCCGGTTATTCAGTGCGCTATCAAACTGGCTGGTGCTGTCCACTATGCTGATGTCATTATTAATGTAAATAGGTAAGGGCTTATGGCTACATATTCATTTATGGATGTTTCAGCATCCCTAACCGGCCCGACCGGGGTTATTGATATGGGTTACGGTTCGGCGACATCCGAAGAAGGACTCACAATCACGATGACCGAAGCCAAGAACACGATGACTATCGGTGCCGATGGTGAAGGGATGCACTCGTTACATGCAGGCAAATCCGGCTCTATCACAGTGAACTTGCTGAAAACCTCACCGACGAATAAGAAACTGTCACTCGCTTACAACGCGCAATCACTGTCATCCAGTACATGGGGAAACAATGTGATTGTGATCCGCAACCATGTGTCGGGTGAAATTACCACTGCGCGGGGTTGTGCCTTTCAGAAGCAACCGGATTACACCAACGCCAAAGATGGCGGCACGGTTGCGTGGGTGTTTGACTGCATCAAGATAGACCAAGTTCTAGGGGAGTTTTAACGATGGAATTTGAAATCAATAATATTCAGTATCGCACGGCAAAACTGAGCGTGTTTGATCAACTCAAAGTATCCCGTAAGTTGCTGCCCGTTCTGGCCGGGTTAGTGTCTGATATTCGTGCCGTGCAGGCGATGGCACAAGATAGAAACATGGAGGGCGCTTTAGAGAAGGCGCTGCCTAAAATCGCCCAAGCCGTCTCTGACTTAAGCGACGAAGATTGCAATGCGATTCTTTACCCCTGCTTATCAGTTGTCTCGCGTCAGCACGGCAAAGGATGGACGCCCGTTTTTTCACAAGGGGTATTGCATTTCGATGACATTGATTTGCCAACACTATTGCAGCTAGTCGCGAGAGTAATCGGGGATTCACTGGGAAATTTTTTGCACGCACTCCCCGACAACGAGACGCCGTTCCCGCCAGCGGCTTAGTCCTCGATTGCCTGCCTGACGGGGAAGATTATCTGATGCGCCCCGTTGACGCCGGCTATATCAAATACCCCGATCTCTTAAGCGGTGCTGTTGACCTGGCGGATATCGCCCGTATGAACGACTGGTTGGATTTAAAAGCCGATAATGAGGCCCGTATAGCACGCTGGAGAGACGCAAATGAGCGGTAACGTTGACACAATTAAAGACTTCCTTATCAGTCTCGGGTTTGATGTAGACGAAAAAGGCCGGGGTAAATTTGATGCCGTATTAAAAGGTGTCACTGCTAACGTGCTAAAAGTCGGCGCAGCCGTTGAAGGGGCCGCACTCACCATTGTCGGTTTTACCACTAAAATTGCTGAGGGCTTGGATAAACTCTACTGGCAGTCACAGCGTACCGGGGCCACCGTTGCGGGTATTAAAGCGCTCGGTTACGCCGTCGCACAAATGGGGGGCAGCGCAGAAGCCGCGCAAGGTGCGCTTGAAAACATGGCGCGGTTTATGCGTAATAATCCCGGCGCGGAGGGCTGGCTTAATCGCCTTGGTGTTCAGACTCGCGACTCATCCGGTCAGATGCGTGATGCTGCGAGCATACTGGCGGGTGTCGGCCAGAAACTGAGTAGTATGCCTTACTACCGGGCTAATCAGTATGCCCAGATGCTCGGTATTGATGAAAATACCTTAATGGCTATGCGCCGTGGCTTAGCCGGTTTCACTGCCGATTATCAGATGATGTTGCAGAAAACCGGGTTCAATGCCGATAAAGCCGCGCAGCAAGCCAATAAATTCACTACCGCGCTACATGGCTTTAACGCGTTATTGGGTATCTTACGGGATAAGATTGGTTCAAATCTCGCCAACGGTTTAGCGAGTTCCTTCGACTCGTTACGTCAGAAGATACTCGATAACTTCCCAAAAATTGAAGCCACACTCACAAAGATCATCAAAGGCATCTTATGGTTTGCTGATGTCTTTAGCAGGATGGTTTATCGAGTCGTACAGGGCGTCGGGGAAATTATCGGCTGGTGGAAAGGACTGGATGAAAGCAGCAAGATGCTGATTGCCATGTTCGGTGCGATTGTTGTCGCGTGGCGTCTTCTGAACAGTGCGTTTTTAATGTCGCCCATTGGCATGATCACCGTGTTAATCGGTGCGCTTCTTCTCCTCTATGACGACTATAAAACATGGAAAGAAGGGGGTAAGAGTCTAATCGACTGGAGCAAATGGGAAAAAGATATCGACCGCGCGGTTAATGCGTTCAAAACAATAGGGAAGTGGATTAAGAAAGGCATTGACGGCATCGGCGGCTGGAAAAATGCTTTTCTGATACTCGGTGGCATCGTTGCGACAACGTGGGCCGTAAAGATGCTGGCGGGATTCGCGAAAGTGTCGGCGGCATTAACCCCCTTGCTAGCTCGCCTCGCTCCACTCTTGGGGCTGGTGGCATACGGTGGATACTTATACAGTGACTGGGACAACATCAAACAAAGTGCAGCGTCATCGTGGGACTACAACACCCGACAAATTAAAAGAGGGATTGGCGATTTTGGTCAATGGCTGGGTATAAATAATGACTGGGCGAGCAAGCACCAAGGCGGTTTACCTAATCCAATAACCGCAGATATCCCCGGCATGCCCGGTGCGCCTATGCCACCTCCCTCACCCGAATATGATGAAAGAGGATTACGTAACAACAATCCCGGTAACTTGAATTTTGCGGGACAACGAGGCGCAACAAGGGAAAACGGAGAGGGGCGTTTTGCCCGATTTGAAACGGCATTTGATGGTTTGCGAGCGCTCTCACGACAGTTAACGTTGTACGCTAAGCGTGGACTCACAACAGTCCGTGACATTATCACGAAATATGCGCCACCCGAAGAAAATGATACCGAAGGCTACATTGCGTTCCTCGCAAAGTGGCTCGGTGTTGATCCGAACGCCCAGTTAAATTTACAGGACCCGCAAATGCTGACAGCGATGATGAACGGCATCATCCATCGTGAAAACGGTCGCAATCCCTACAACAGCGAGCTCATCAATAAAGCCGCCTTTGCAGGCAGTGGCAGCGTTCAGCAAACGACCAACATTACTGTTCATGGGGCAACCGATGCGAAAGCGACGGCGAATGAAATCGCGAGTCGGCAAAATGGGGTGAATGCCCGTCTGATACAACAGGTGAGCTAATGGATATCTTATCAGCGATTTTTCAGCAACAAACCCGGTCGTTTGGCACTGAAAGCATGTTGCTTGTGCCGAGCGTCGTTATTGCTGAAAAGCACACAGACGCACTGGAAATTACCGAACATCCGGTAGAAATCGGGGCTGCGGTGAGTGACCATGCCTACAAAAAACCATCAGAAATCACAATGGAATTAGGCTTTGCGGGTGGGGGGTCATTGCTTGATTTTGTCGATACGTCAAAGATTGGCTTGAGCATGGGCTTAAGCCCGAAAGAGACCTATCAGAAAATTCTTGATCTCCAGGAGTTACGAGAACCCTTTAATGTTATTACCGGCAAGCGCACTTATGAAAACATGCTGATCAAAGCGATTGAAGTGACTACTGACCGGCATAGTGAAAACGTGCTGTTATGTACGTTGACATTACGTGAAGTGATTATTTCATCTACACAGGTTGTACAAGTGGCAGAAAAGGAATCAATGAAAACCGGGGTGAGTACGTCAGCCGTGGAGAATTCAGGTACTAAGGCCACGCAACCCGTTAACGAGTCTATTTTGTCACAGGCAAAAGGCGCTTTTATTGGTGCGTTTAAAAGCTATGTAGGGGGTGGCTGATGCAAGTCTCAGAAATTCCGCTTACAGCGAGCAATCAAATGTTTGCAATAAAGCTGGGTAATCAGAATGTGAAAATGCGTCTGATTTACCGTGATGCTGCTGGCTGGATTATGGATATTCAAAATAATGCAGGGGTTGATTTGCTGGTGGGTGCGCCGTTAATACCTGGTATTAACTTATTAGAACAATATCCTTATTTGGGGATCAACGGCATGTTAGTTATTGCCAGTGATGCAGACAGTGCGGAATACCCGACAGATACAAATCTTGGGTTATCCAGCCATTTATATTTTGTACAACAATAAGGTAAAAATATGAGTCAGAATTGGTTACGTCACTTTGAATTAATGCTATTGGATGATCACGGAAAAGGGATAGTTTTGTCAGATTTTAAAGTGACCTTTAATATCGAGTGGTTCACTATTAGTAATCCGCGCGTTGCAACGTTAAAGATTTACAATCTGTCAAAAGATACCAGCAATCGGATACTGGGTAGCGAATTTTCGAAGATAAAAGTTATTGTTGGCTATGACGGAATAACACCCACCGTTCCTGAGAGCGAAGTCGGCAAAGCCCGCACTGTTGAGCCGGGAACCACTGGACAGCGTGACGGCAAAAACTATGGTGAAATCTTTAGCGGAGATATTCGTTATACGATGACGGGTCGTGATAATCCCACTGATACGTATACGCTTATTCAGGCGTGTGACGGTAACGAAGCCTTTATTAATGCTTTCATCAATCAAACCTTAGCGGCAGGGTATACTCTGAATGATGTCTATAACCTTGCTTTACGTAGTCTGGAGCCATACGGTATTACCGCAGGGGCAAAACCCAAAATGCCGGATACTGTCTTTCCTCGCGGAAAAATGTTTTTCGAAAAGACGCGATATGTATTAGACAATATCGCGCAGCAATGTAAGGCCAAATGGCAATTTGTAGACGGTAAAGTGGAGATGCTGACGGATGAAATGGCTGTGCACAATGTCGTGGTGTTAAACAGCCGGACCGGGTTAATTGGTATGCCTCAGCAGACAATTGGGGCGGGTGTTAATGTGAAGTGCTTAATTAATCCGAATATCCGGGTAAATGGATTAATTCAGTTAGACGAAGGCTCGGTATATAGAACATCCCTACCTAATTCGGACATACAAATGTCTGGTGGGCGGTTAACCGATGAAAATGATAACGGGAACCTTTACGTCAGCGGCGTGTCTAATCCTCCAGCGAGTATAGCGACGGACGGTGTATATATCGTCAGGGGCATTATGTATACTGGTGACACGAGGGGTAATGCGTGGTATCAAGAAATGATGTGTGAGGCACGCGGGGCGGCTGATTTGTGGTCATCTTCTAATCTCAATAAAACGAATTAATTGCAATGAAATTAAATACTTTAATATTAACTATGGTTGCTCTTACGGGAGCAGTATCTACAGCAAATGCAGCATTTCAATGTTCTGGTTATCATATATCTGTAAATGATAATGATGGAATGATCCGAGTGAATGGGGAAAAGGTCACATCCCAAAAAATCGCCTTTATTAAAGAACAAGGTGATTATGCCAACACTAAAACAGACATGGGCCTTATGCCCGCCCGTGACGGCAACATGTATGGCTTTCAATTCATTAAGCGTAACGGCAAAGCGTGGCTGAACGTCCAGTTACTGCAAAACGCGATGGACGCACCGAAGATCATCGGCTCGTTTCCTTGTAAGAAAATTGCGGATTAATCAGATGTGAAACATCAGCAAGAACACACAAGAGGTCTGAATGAGTTCAGAGAAAATAGCTTTCATTTTTCCCGCCACAAAAGATGCCAGAGATAGGGAAGAACCGATCCTTAATTTTCGATGTCCAGCGTTGCCCGTTGAAACGAAAATCATTATTGCTGCCGCTTTTGTTGGGCTTCACCAATCTAAAGACTATCTAATTTCTATCGATATTACTGACAGCAACGGCACAACAATTCTACATGGTCGGACAGAAGATATACCCGCAAAGGTATCAGTAACCGCTAATGATCCCGATGCAGAACCAACAGACGTGCCGGGTTTTTTGAGCGCTTCGGTTTCGATTAGGGTGATAAATGCTGGGATTTATGTAATAAAATGTTCTATAGCTCGCGCTGATACGCCTGACGGGACTATTCATAAATCAGAAGCCTACTTTAGAATGGTTTCATCGGAGGCGCACAATGGGTAGTGAAAATTCTGTCATTGATGGCATGCGATTTTCTGATGGCCGGTGGTCATATACCGATACGCCACCAAGTAGACATTCACTTGATAATGGTTCATCATTCAAACAGGGTAGCGGAGATGGTGGAGGTGGAGATATGTTGGAAGCTCGTGTAGCTCGTCTCGAATCAGACGTTGAGCATATCAAAAAATCTATAGACGAAGTAAAAACTGACGTACGAGAAATGAGAAAAGACGCACGTTCAGACTTCCGCTTGTTATTTGGTGCGATAATTGCCGTGGCTCTTGGATTAGCTGGTTTAATGGCTAAAGGATTTCACTGGATTTAATTTAACAATCCTATTATTTACTAAACCGCTTAACTGCGGTTTTTTTTATTGCGAGGTCCCCCATTGGTTAAGTTGACAAAGCAAGAAATAAGACAGATTGGTGCCGATTATATCAGTTGTGATGCCTCAAATAATTTTCCATCCGAAGTTTCCTATTTAATGAAAAAGCATAAAGTCCCTAGGAACGCGATACGTATTGATGCGCGTCATCCTTGTGGGGAAGATTGCATTTTTATAAAAAAAGACGGAGTGGAATTTTGGGGTGGTTACATTGATGATCAGTTTTATGAAGAAATGAATTCATAACCCGCTTCGGCAGTTTTTTTTTATGGAGTTTTCACAATGCCCGTATCAACAGAATCCAGAACCGGCGATTTATCCGAAACCCTGAAAGCGATAAATCATTCTCTCTCTTCTCAGCTTAGAGTAGCGATACCCGGCATTATTCAATCCTTTAATGCTGAGGCGGTAACGTGTGTTGTTCAGCCTGCAATTAAAAGCGGTATTGCTGATTCTAAGGGGGAAACTACATCGGTATCCTTGCCGTTGCTGGTGGATGTGCCGGTTATCTTCCCAAGGGGTGGTGGTGTGACGTTAACCTTCCCGGTGAGAGCCGGTGATGAATGCCTGGTGGTATTTGCTGATCGCTGCATTGATTTCTGGTGGCAATCTGGCGGGGTACAAGAATCGGCAGATGACCGACAGCACAGCTTATCTGATGCTTTTGCTATTGTCGGTCCACAATCTCAGTCAAAGAGAATATCAGGTATCAGCACTCACACCGCGCAACTGAGAAGTGATGACGGCGCAGCATATATCGAACTTGATCCCGGCAGTCATAACATCACGGTTATCACACCGGCAAAACTTATCGCGACTGCAAAAGGTGGTACCGAAATCACTTCACCTGAAATCATCCTGAATGGCAACGTCACCATTAACGGCAACTTATCACAGGGCATGGGCGCTGGTGGCGGAACGGCAACGATGCAAGGCCCTGTCACCGTGAATAATGATGTGACAGCCGGTGGCGTAAGCCTTAAAAATCATGTTCATAGTGGCGTGCAATCAGGTGGCAGCAAGACAGGAGGTCCCCAGTGAGATATCGACGTGATGATCCTGATGGTGATTACAGTTTCGGCCAGGGGGATAATACTTTCCTGACGAATTCCCCCGAAGCTGTAGCCCAAGCAGTAAAAACCCGGCTTGCTTTGTGGCGTGGTGACTGGTTTCTGGATATGAAAGAGGGCACCCCTTACGTACAGTCTGTTTTGGGAAAGCGGCGATCTGATGTTTATATTCTTGCTGTTCGTGACCGGATATTAAAGACCAAGGGTGTTAAGTCAATTCTTTCATTTGATACACGCAATGACGGCACGACACGCCGCCTCACCTTCACCGCCACTATCGATACGCTTTACGGCCAAATAACGGTAACAAGCGAGGCATAATGTTAAATCTTGACACTTTGGGGCTGGCCGCAACTGTGACAGCTTCGGGCATCAGTGCGCCTGATTACCAGACCATTCTGAATAAACTCACTGAGTTTGCCCGTCAAATCTATGGCACTGATGCTTATTTGGAACCCGATAGTAAAGACGGACAGATGCTAGCAATTTATGCGCTAGCGATACATGACGCGAATAATGCTGTGATGGCTGCTTACAACTCGTTCAGTCCAGCATCCGCAACCGGTGCCGCATTGTCTAACAATGTAAGGATCAACGGGATAACCCGGCATAAATCCACATATTCAACAGTTGACGTTAAGTTAGTCGGCACAGTCGGCACTGTTGTGAAAAACGGTATCGTGCGAGATATCAACGGCTATAGCTGGAGTTTACCAAGTACCGTATCTATTGGGATACACGGCTTTGTTATCGCTACCGCTACATGCCAGACTAAAGGCAATGTCACTGCGTTAATTGGAGATGTTTCGATTATCGGCACGCCAACGCAGGGCTGGCAAAGTGTGATAAATCCTTCAGCCGCTACGCCCGGACAGCCGATTGAGTCGGATACAGCATTGCGTGAACGGCAACGGAAATCTGTTGCTCTACCGTCTCGGACAGTGTTAGACGGGATACAAGGAGCAATCAGTTTAATCCCGGGCGTTGTTCGTCGGCGAGGGTTTGAGAATGATACTAATGTCACTGACAACAACGGCATTCCGCCTCATTCTATAGCAATGATTGTGGACGGTGGTGACGCTAAGTTAATCGCCCAAACCATCGAAACCAAAAAAGGACCGGGAGCGGGTACATTTGGCGATACTGAAATTAAGGTAGCGGATAGTTATGGCATTCTGCATCCGATTCATTTTTCACGACCTAAAGACGTTCCTGTCTTCGTTGAAATAACTTTGACGGCATTTGAGGGATATACAACATTAGTCGGTGATAGAATCCGGGCCGCAATTGCAAGTTATATCGACGCTCAGTTAATTGGTGATAACGTTTATTTAAGTCGTTTATTTTCTCCCGCTAATTTACGTGATGAAGAGGGTTTAACTTATGATATTTTCGAAATACAAATCGGCAGATCCGAAGATGATGTATCACCGAGCAATTTAATTGTGACATTTGATGAAGCGGTTACATGTAAGCCAGAGCATATTAAGCTAATCGCGAGGTGACAATGAGAGATTATTTATCACTTATTACCCCTCAGCACAGAACGGCAAATAAATTTGTTACCCACATCGATTTAATTACCCGGCCACTGTCTAATATTGCTACTGTTGCAGGTTTTTTGAATACCCAATTCTCAATTGATGAGGCGGTTGGGGTTCAGTTAGATGCGGTGGGTGAATGGATCGGGCTTTCACGTTATGTCAAAACACCTATCGTTGGCGTGTATTTCGCACTTGATACAGAAGGGGTTGGATTAGATGAAGGAAGCTGGAAGCGACAATATGATTCTGATTCCGGCTTTACTGAACTGGATGATGAAACTTACCGAACTATATTGCGTTCTAAAATAAGAGCCAATCACTGGGATGGTACAAATGAAATGCTTGCGGAGATTTATCAGGGAGTTATTCCCGATGAGTCAGTATTAATATTCTTCGTCGATAACCAAGATATGAGCATGGATGTTTATGTTACAGGCGGAGTTGTGCCAGAAGTTGTCAAAGCAGTCATTCAGCAGGGGTATTTAAATATTAAACCGGGCGCGGTAAGGGTTAATAATTATACCAACTCAGAAAACAGAGGGGTTATTTTTGGTTTCGATTCAGATAGTAAATATATCGCCGGATTTGATACTGGCGGTTGGCCCATTCTATTAAATTAAGAGTAAATAAATGGCTAAGAATGAATTTTTAACTTTCGGCATAGCTGAGGGTGCTAATGTATTATCAAATGAAGAATACGCAGCATTAGCAGCGCGTGTTAACGGATTTAGCGCCGGTGTTGCTAAATCTCGTGAATTAAATAAAGCGTGGCGTCAGTCATCTATTATTACGCATATTCTTGCTGATTTTATCGCAAAGGAATCGGGTAATGATGTTCTGGACAATGGAAATATCGACGCACTGAAAAGTAATTTGGCATTAGCAATTAAAAATGCATTGCCGGAAGTGCGGGATGCCACTATCTCAGAAAAAGGCATCACCCAACTCACAGACAAAACAGGTAACAGTAATACCCTTGCAGCCACTCAGAAGTTAGTTACTGATGTGAATAATAATGCCAACACCAAGCTCGCCAAATCCCAAAACGGTGCCGACATCCCTAACAAAAGTGAGTTTGTGAAAAACCTCGGGTTGGTGGAAACGGTGGAGAGGGCGAATAATGCGGTACCGAACAGCCGGAAAATTAACGGCAAGGCGTTGACCGGGGATGTCAGTTTGAATGCGGGGGATGTGGGGGCTTTTCCGGGAGTGACTTATTTTGAGAGTATCCCGACACGTAGTTATGTTGGGGCTTGGGGCGGGTCCGGGAACGCAGGATGGACGAAAGGTATTAACATCGGTGTGGTGGGTGGTGATGTCGGACAAATATATATATCACCGGAGGGTGAGTTATACGCATATTTCTTGAACACCAATGGAAGTGTAAATGGCGGTATTGTTAATGTCCCAGTCGGCGTTCCTATTCCATATCCATCCCGTTATACACCCGCAGGTTATTTTACGTGCAACGGTCAAACATTTGACAAATCTCGCTACCCAAAGTTAGCAGAAGCTTATCCTGCCGGTAGAGTACCTGATTTAAGAGGCGAGTTTATCCGTGGTTGGGATGATAGCCGTGGTGTCGATCCGGGGCGGGTGTGCGGAACCTGGCAAGGAGACGCAATCAGAAATATTACGGGCGATTTTGGTAATCCAACAACAGAAAATGGCAGCGACGCATCCGGTGCATTCAGTTACACATATCGACCTGGCGGCAGAGCGCAAGGCGCAGGAGGCGGCTCTGTATCGTTTACATTTGATGCATCTCGTGTCGTCCCCACAGCTAATGAAAATAGACCCCGCAACGTCGCATTCAATTACATAGTGAGAGCAGCATAATGACAGAACAGAAATACTCTTTAGAACATGAAACAGCCGTGCTAGGTAAAGACGGGTTAGCGATTCAAGCGGGCTGGATTAAGGTTTATCACTCTAATCAGATAACGAGAGAATTCACAAACTCTGATATTGAGTATGTGATGCTTGGCGTCAGTTTGTCAGCAGGCGCTTATCCTGACGCGCCAGAGCTACCTAAATCTCACGATGTGGCTGTGTGTCGTAGTGTAGACGGCAAGTGCTGGGAAATCCTCCCGGACTATCGCGGAAAAATCGCTTACGACACGCTGACTCGTGACCCGATTGAGATATCTGAAATTGGGGAATTGCCGAATACGCTGACATTCAAGAAACCACCGACTGATTTTGATAAATGGGATGGCACACAATGGGTAGTTGATAAAGACTTACTCAAAGCTCATCAAATCAACGAAGCAAAACAGAAACAAGCAACACTGTTACAGCAAGCAAATTACACAATCTCATTACTGCAAGATTCTGTTGACTTAGAGATGGCTACAGATGAAACACGCGAGTCTCTTCTTGAGTGGAGAAAATACAGAGTGCTACTGACTCATACAGATGTGAGTCAAGCGCCTGATGTGAAGTGGCCGGAAGTGCCGAAGTAACGAACAAAGAATTACCGCAAGACAGCTTGAAACTGTGTTGTGGTAATGCTTAGTTATGAGACGTAAAAGGGACGTGAAAGTTTTCATGCGTATTCGATGTTTTTCTAACTTTTGCGAAATAGTACGTTGTGAGCCGCGGTTTTCGCTGTATCTAGTTGTTTTAAAACGTAGTTCTATGCTCTCATAATCGCTTGGTCACTGGTTCAAGTCCAGTAGGGGCCACCAGATTTTAGCTGTGAAAACAGATAGATAGACCACTCAAGCAAGAGTGGTTTTTTTATGTCTTTTAGCCAGTGCCCCCTTTTTGTCCCCTGAGAAAATTTTTATGTCCCTGTTGTACCATTGTTCATACACAAGGAAGATTATTTTTTGACCGAACGAACCAAACGCGAAAAAAATTTTCTGCCAATGAAAATATATTTACTTAACTTAGTCGATTTCAATTTTCTAATAGCCACGAGACCACGCTAGTACTGTGTTTTGCAATTTCCTTCGGCTTATCTTCGTGATCTTACTTCTTACGTAAAATAGAAATATTCCATTACTATCATTGAATTAACCTTTCTGCTGTGCTCCTTCCTAAATCTACAAACTGAAATTTCCTAAAAATCTTTTCAATCATTTCAGTTTGTGATTTCTCCCACTCCGCCAGTGCTGGCGCGGTTTGGCAGTTTGCCTTGTAGGATTTTAAAACTGAAAAAATTTTTTGACCCAAAGCGTGCAGGCGGGTGCGGTGTAGCGCCGTTTTCGCCATAAGTTCACTTATTTCGTCATAAGCGCAGTGAGACAAACCGCCACCAGGGTGTTTATTTGATTCTTGAGTCAGATAATACAATCGGTTAAAGTATCGCTGCCATCGGCAAAATCCGATGGTCAGGGGGTCGCAGCCTTGAACGAACATCCCACTGGTAAGGTTGTTTTCTTACCAGTGTGCCTGTTATCGCTTTTTCTATGGCGGTTCAGGCAGGGGAGGCTATGCCTCGCCGGATTGGATGTTCTCCGGTACTACCCCTGCTGAGATATGGCCTAGCCGGTATTTTGACGAAAATAAGCAGCCTATCAAACGAACCGTCCGAAATGATTTACCAAACAATTCTGATATCACATAAGTTATTTCTATATCCAAAAAAGTAACGACAACTTTTAAATCACTAAGCTAATATAACACGCTGAATTATCAGTTTTTTATTACACTTATTACCCATTCCTTTAATATCAGAATTGTATTCAAGCTCTATGAAAGTATAAAAAAGCCCGCATGTTGCGGGCGAGATAATTGTATTTCAGACCATCAGAACACGAACCCGTAGCGTTGATTGATACCGCATTATTAACCTAGTACGCACATTATTAACCTGGTACGTATTGGTTTGATTGATAACAGTGCTGTGTGCATCTGGTTGCAGTTTATTAGGATATAAAAAAGGCCACGTATTAACGCAGCCTGTTAATTAATGGTGATTTTCATTCAATGGACAAAGTTAACTGATGTCCGATAGCCGATGCGACCTTACCCACCGTATCAATTTTAGTTGAGTGCCGTAAATCAAAGATACGGGTCACTTCCTGCTTTTTCACCCCCATACGGTTGGCTAATTCAATTTGCGTTAATTTGGAATCAAGAAACGCATTGAGCATAAGCACCTTAGAGGCCACGCTTAAGGGCACATCAACATAATCCTGTCCTACGGGGCCAGGAAGCGGGATTTTTTCATTATCTTCGAAGTAAAATTCAAAGGCAGTTATTAGCGCATCGAGTGCCATCTCTAGCGCCTCTTCCCGTGTATCCCCCTGGGTTAAAGCTTCGGGGATATCCGGGAACGAGACGAAATAACCGCCCTCTTCGACTAGCTCTAGTGTGACTGGATATCGCAT